TTGAAAGAGAGCATACTTGAACGGCTGCGGCGACAGTTCCCAGACTTTGGCAAACCGACAGCAAAGCGTCGATGAGCGTGCCTTTCAACATTCTGGCCGAGTACGACAAGGTTGAAGCACTCATTGCCGACGGTGAATTGTGTTCAGTCGATGGGCAGCCCTGTGACCGGGAGCGCGTGGACGAGACATATGGCGAGGATCGCGACGGCAATCGTGGGATTTGGGTGCACTACTTTCGATGTCGCAAGTGCGGGGAAGAGAATTGAGCCGATTGCCTCACGTGGATGCCTACGAATACATCGCCCATATGCTCTATTGCTACAGCATTCAGGACGCCGGGAAGGATGGACTGAGATGGCTGGCCATGACAGAGGATCAGAGGGCCCCCTGGTTCCTGAAGGCTCGAAAGAAAGTCGATGAATGGAGGGCCGTGGAGCGCATATGTAGCTCAACAGGCGACACGGGGATATCGTTTAAACCGACATCTCATAGCGGACGAGATCGACGTCCGTGTCTTCCCTGCTCCTACCTATATAGACACTTCAGGAAGGCAAATGAGGTATACGCTTTGAAAATATATTTCAGGGTACGAAACCCAAAGCGTCGAACTGCACCGAATTGCTTGCCTTGTTCGTCGATGACTGCTCGAGGAACATGAGTTTGTACGGATGCAATGCGGGGGTGATGCAGTAGGCAGAGAGCGGGATTTTATACGTATTCCATTGCCCCACAACCGCCGGATTAGGTCCGTATTTCATGATGCTCGGTGGGTTTGCGCATCCCGGAAATGAGATATCCCCGACCATCTCGGCTCCGGTCACCCAAGTATTGCCAGCCTGTGTAGGCTTGATTGATACCGTGACGAAATTGTAATCCGTGGTATTGAAATCATCCGCGGGCATGCGCGGTTGCCATCCTTCATCGCCGCTCACAGTCACGGTCGTGCCGCATATGACTTTGCCACTGCCGAAGCTATAGCCGCTGCAGTCCCCTGCCCCGATGAATTTGCCGGCGTTGAAGATATAGAACGTACCGGCAGCGGGTGGCGGAGTGACAACTGGAGTCGTGCATACGCCATTGACTAGTACCTGAGGCGCTACACAGGTCACAGGTGGCGTTGTCGCTCCGCTGACCACGAGTGTCTGGGCCGGGATCGTAATCACTTGCTGCGGGATCGTAATAACTTTGGCAGGGATGGTGACCGTGCTCTGTGCGAGAGCAGCGAACGGTAGCAGAAGCGAAACGAGAAGTGCGGCGATGCGCATGGGAATTACCTACTTGGTGGCAGCGATCTTGTTGATGACGTCGGTTTTCGCCGCCGAACCGGCGGACGAACCATAGAAGAAACTGACGATGCTGGCCCAGGCGGTCCCCAATGAACCGACCATGACGAGCATCACATCGCCGCCCGCGGTGGGCTTGCCATAGACGATCAGGTAGCCCAGCGTGAGGAAGAAGCCGCCCGTCACGAAATAGGCCAGATATTTGGGCGTCGTATCGTGGGTCTGGATATTCATGCTCCGCGCGCTGGCCCGGTCGTCGGCGTCAATCTTGGCAAAAGCGGTATCGTGGTCGGCATTGATTTTGGCGAGATCGATGCCCTGCTGTCCCATGATCTCGGCATGCTTCTGATCAGCCGCCTGGATGGCGCCCAGCTGCTCTGGCGTCATCGTTCCATTCTGCAATACCTGAGTGATGGCTTCAGGTCCTGCGCCTGCTGTGAGTCCCAGTGCGCTTTCCAGCACGGATACTGCAGTGCCCGCCAGGGGGCCGCCCAGCATCGCTGCCAATGTCGGCGCGAAAGAGGCGATTGAGATCCCGAGTTGCTTGAGGTTCATTGCGCACCCGTGAGCAGCAGTTGAGCGAGAGTGGCATAGCGGCCCGCGAGTTCAGGATTGGTGACTTTGCACTCCACAGCTGCAGCCGCCCAGTTGTGGGCTTCGAATGCATTGATCATCCGCTCGAACCGCAATAAACCCGTCGTGCCGGAATTGATTGCGATGTCCAGACACACCCCCTGACGCACTTCATTGAGGCCCGAATACCAAGGCAGTCTCAGCAGTTCGTCATGACGTTCGGCCATCTGTTCGCGCAACAAGGCAACTGCGGCTCGCTCGCTGATACCCGCAGCCAGTTGGAAGCCATACCCGATGGTTTCGAGATTTCGCGTATCTCGATAGACATGCACTCGAAAGCCTTCGGAAATCTTCACCCGCGGTAATGCGAGATCGACGGCGCTCACTGTTGCACGCTTTGCCGACGCACGCGCGGGATATCGAGTTTCGTGAGCGCCAGTTCAATCTCCATGTCATGGACGAGTAGGTCATTGCTGTGCCGCTGCACCCGGGCTTCGACGGCGTCCATTCGTTTACGCATATCGAGCATCTGCGTTTCCAAGCGCACGACCGCACCGCGCGCGCCGGCAAAGCCGCCAGCAAGACCACATACCAAGGTCAGACCGGGAATCAGAAGGTCAGTCATATCAATTCTGTGCAACTGACATGGGTGGCGGCAGCATCAGAGGATCACCGTGCGCCACTCTAGTCATAGCGAAGCGATTGCCATCGGTGCTGAGTGATTGCGTCTTGGTCTTCCCCGTGGTGAAGCTGCGAATCGAGCCGTCCTTCAGGAATTGCACGTAACTGGGTACCGCCAATTGCTTGGCAATCTCAATGTCGTTGGGTGAGAAATATTGCCCATTCACATCGCTCCCCGGATGCGTGTGATAGATCGCGGACAATTTCTGACGGTCACCTGTTGCAGCCCTGAGCGCGAAGTGATCATGCTGATTTTGCGTAGTCGGAATGGAATAGGCGTATTTGCCATCGGGCATCTGATAGATCACGCCTGCCTGCTCGAGGTCCCCCGGAGTCAATCGACCGAACGCCGCCGTCGCCGCCTCATCGGTCGTGCCATACATCGGGGAGGTGGGATCGAGCGAGGCCTTCGGCACCATCGTGCTCGCGATTTGCGCCATCAGAGCGGCGCGGTCTTCTTCAGGGGTTGCCAAGAATACCCCGCAATTCACTGTCCGGCAGTGAGTCGTAACCTTGCGGCTGGCCATTCAGGAAAAGATGAATTGTCTCGCAGCGATCCTCCAAGGCAATAATCTCATGCGGCTGTGCCCACTCCAGATCATAGACTCCCGGTCCACAGATACGCGGGCGGTGATCGGTCAACACTATGACGGAGCCGCGCATGACAATGAGATTGTGCGCCAACTCAGCCTCATGGGCATGTTTGGGGATCGCATCACCACGGGAATCGAACCAATAGTGAATGCCAAAAACCTGACCCGACTTGTAGTGTTCGAAGTGCGTACTCATGTGTATCGGAAGATGGACTGACCGCTTCCGCCTGCGCCACCCGGATGACCCGTACCGACGCCGCCGGCAGATCCACCGCCGTTACCCGTTCCATTGGTCCCTGCAATGCCATTGCCTGTTCCGCCAGGACCGGCGGCATTGCCGGCCGTGTTGGTCGTATTGCCACCGGATGCCGTGCCCGCCGCTCCGCCGCCCGTTCCACTGACTGCGCCCGCCCCGCCGCCTGCGTTCATCGTGGCGGGAACCGCATAGGTTCCGGAACTGATCGCCGAAGCACCTCCCGCACCTCCAGTGCCAACACCTGCCGTTCCAGCCGCTCCATTGCTCCAGTTGATATTTTTGCCCCAATCGGCCGGAACAATGGCCACTACGGTCTTGCAATAGCCGCCTGAAGCGCCCCTGAATCCCGCGGAAGCGCCGCAACCTGTCCCCGTGCCTCCAGAGCCCCCCCCGCTCGCGCCCCAATTCTCAATTGTCAGAGACGTGCAATAATTGGGAATCGTATCCGTGCCGGATCCGGCCGCTAGGTGGGAACTGGTCACCGCCACAAAGCGCGGCGAGATTCCCAGGAGGATATTGAGAAAGCCGCCCATCAGGTGAGGCCTGCTCCGCTGATCAGCCATTGCGTGTTCGCCACTTTGGTGGCGGTCGCCACTCCGGTGGTCGCGAGTGTTCGCGATCCGGTTGATCCGGTACCGGCGAGAATAAGCGTATCCGTCGTGATGGCAATCGTTACAGCACCACCCCCGTTGACGGTACTGAATGTCAGAGTTGCGCCCAATGCATAGGGTACCGAGACATTCGAGGGAATTGTAAAAGTGAACGGCGATGCACTATTGTTGCAGAGATTGGCCCCATCATCAGCCAACACAGCCGTGTAGTTGCCCGACAGACTTCGATATATCAGCCGTTTATAGCCGACATCCTGCATGGTTCCGGACGAGTCCGCGACCTGCAAAATGGCCGCCGTTGTAATGCGCCAGATTTGGCGCCAGCCGGCGTTGAACTGCCACAGTTCCGTCTGTCCGCCTGAATGTTGCAATGACGTCGACGTTGTGTTGGTGGTGTCATTCCAGACAACACACGGACCCTGTTCAATCGTGTTGATCGTGCTGCCGGCCCGGGAGACGTTCACATCTGCAACACTCGCGCCCGCGGCCGAGCCGGATGTGAAATTAGCAACTGAACTGCCTGCGAATCCCGTGAGCGCCAAGGCATTGCCGCTGGTGGGAGCCGCTCCCACAACATTGCCTGCCACACTGATGGTCAGTTTGCCGTTGGCGAGCGAGACCGTCCCGGTGTTGGCGAAATTCAGCACACCCGTGAGGCTCTGGCCATTCCAGTCCATAGCCGAAGATGGCTTGTTGAGTCCGTCCTTCGTAAGGCAGTTGTTGAGTCCTGCTGCGAAGCCGTCGTCTTCCTGATCGAACAGCGCCGCCTGTGGATTGATGGAGTTTGCTTTGTCACTGACCCAGTTGCGAAACCGGGTATAGACGCCACCTGACCAACCGCCCATTACAGTACCCCCCCGGGTTCTTCCAAATAGTTGGTGGCATACCATTGCACGCGCTGTGAATTCAGCTGCATCTGCACAGCGATCCCCACAAAAAAGCCAGCCCCCGAGGCCGAGCACCACTGATTGCTGGTCAAGTCCCCACCGCCCCATGGTTGGGTATCCCACGGTGAGGATTCCCACAACGGCCATGTGGACCCTGTGAAATCCAACAGGTTCTGATTGATCATGGGAATGAGGGATTTGAAATCAAATCCCACATTCACCACGTAATTGAGCGTGGCGGCCTGTCGACTCAGGAAAAGCCGCAGCCCCGACAGTCGTTTCTCCTTACTGGAATTTTGCAGATCATTCCATGACGGCTGCCCGTTGCACAAAATGGCTGCGCCATTGTCGGTCGTGCCACTGTCAGCCTTGATGACCGTTCCAGCCGCAGTGCCATAATATAGATTGTCGTTGTATAGACCCCAACACAGCGCGTTCTGGCCGGTGAACCGGCACCACGCCCGGGTCTCCGTGTTGAAAACGTGTTGCTGAAAGTCCGTGGTCGAGGTGGGGATGTTGATCAGCGCATAATTACCATTCGGATACTGCTGCATATGCCAGCCAAAGAGACCACTGAAGGACGCCGCGGCATCGATGACCGCTTGACGGATTTTGGTGGAGATCGCGCTCGAAGACTCGTTGAAGTCGCCGCTTTGGAAGATCTGCGCAAGCGACACGTAACCGGACTTGGTCGCAATGACGACATCCGCACCAATCTTCTTGATCGCCCGCTTGCTGATCGGAGCGCCCAAGTTATATCGGCCCACGAGCGACCAGTCTGTCGTCGTGCTCGGATCAGAGCCCAAATAGGCCAATATGACCCCAGAACTCATTACGAACACAGCCGCATCGTTGGGGCCATTTCCGGAATCGATCGACCACGTCACCATGGCCATGAGATTGCCACCGGTGTTGGGCAATCGGCCTAAGGGAAATTTTGAGAGCACGCCACCCAAGGCGTTGATGGCCGAAAACCAGAAGTCCTGACTACGATCGTCCCAGAAATAAGATCGGGCCTTGTGGATCTGGATTCCATTGAGGTTCGCAGGGATTAATCCACTGCCCGAAATCGTCATGGCCGAGACCGTCGCACCATCATAGTTCTGCGGGGCATCCGAGCCGTTTACCAGCCCCATGCGCGCGCCGCCGGATGCATCATCGAACTGCGCACAATCCCAGACATCGGATGCAAAACCCGTGGCGAGGGAGACGCCAGCACCCGCGGCGGATATATCCCAGATCTTGCCGCCGGCCATGCCTAAAAACTTGCGCGTGGTCTTTGCATTGAACTCAAATACCGTGCGAACCGCGCCGCCGAGCGTATTCGCATAGGCCGTTCCGCCTGCACGGGTTCGACACGAGCCCAGCCCGGGAAACCAGTTGTCCAACACGACTGCGTCTTCCGGTGGCATGGCGGCCAGCGCATCGCGTGCATTCCAGCCTCCCACGGGACTCGGAAATGGGATCGGCTCCGCTTTCTGCTGCCGATTGATGCCGCGTCTCGCGGCCATTAGCCCGTATAACCTGTGTTCGGCAAGGTGGGCAGCGGCGGCCAGATCTCGTAGTCGATGCCGGCATTCACCGGGATCTTCGGCACATCGCGTCCGAAGGTGGACTCGAACACCTCGTCGAACTCGTTTTTAGCTTCCGCATAGGCGAGCCCTTTGCGCTCGAGGAATCGCCACGTCAGATCGAGCTCGAGGAGATCCTCATCGATCAGGCTCACCTGTGCGTCCGCTGTGAATGAGCTGGCCGGATTGGCTCCGCCGACATCCGTCACCCAGTTCTTGGAGATGTACTCAATGACGAGGTTATCGATCCCGCCCGGCGTGGGATCCAGATAGATGGCGCCAGCCTTGATACGAAAGCGCGTGCGCGGCGTCGTGGTCTGGGTGCCTGACTTGTAGCGCTGCCATTCAGACGGGCTGAGTGAGCCTCTGAGTGCCCAGAATTGGCTGCGATCCCACGCGGTATAGTCGAGGAAATACTTGAGGTCGCTGGGAAACGCATAGGTGGCTTGGGCTGCGACCGTGGCGAAGGTGTATTCCTTCTGCAGAATCTCCCACGGCTTCCAGGCGAGCTTCTTGCCGCCTTTGTTCAGCAGGCGCAATAGGAGGATAGCGGTATCGTCCGGATTGCCGATGATCGACGCGGGCGCAGAAAAGCCGCTGGCTCCCGCAGCCGCCTGGCAGATCGTGAGCAGCGACACTTACGCCTCCGGAAGCGGGACCGCTTTCTTCTTCGGCCCCGGCTTCTTCTTCACCGCTTTGAGCTTGGCGTTCTCCTCCATCAGCTTCTCGATGGTAGCCTGTTGCGAATCCAACTTCGCATCCATGCGCGCGATCAGATCGAGCAACTGTGGATCAGCGGCGGCCGCCGGTTTACGCGCTTCGACCCATTCTTGAGCGGCTCGCCGAAACTCCCGCGCGCCGGTCCCGAGATTCTGCAATCCCAGATCCGATACGAGCGACAGATCCTCGATCGTGAAGACGTTCAGCGCATGGTAGTGCCGCAGGATCGATGAATCCATACCCGCCAGCTTGTTGAGCGGGATACCTCGAGAGGCAGCCTTCTCTCCTTTTTGATATTCCTGCCAGGAGAACGGAAATCGTCGCTTGTCCTCATCCCGGATGGGCCGGTGCACTTCACGAAGATTGCTGCCGCGAATATTGATGCGGATGAAAGTAACATTCTCGAAAATCTCATCCGCCGCATTGAATGGGCGCCCTTCAGAATCAGCCTTGTCCTTCGTCTGCTTGGTCTTGAAGGGTTGGAAAACACTCACTGTCTCAAAGGTGGCGATGCAGCCGGAATCATCATCGGCCGGCTGAAACTGACGAATGAACGCCTGCGCGCCTGCGGATAATCCGCCGACCGAACTCGTAATGGCGACATCACTGGGCGCGGAATCTTCGAAACTGTCTACATCAGACATGGAACCTCCAAAGAGAATGGGAGCCGAAGCCCCCGTCGTAA